TCATTCTAGCGTGGACAATGTGTGGACACTCTTAACGTCAGTGCCACCGCGTAAAGGATTAAGCGTTACCGCATCTTGCAGGTACTCAGGGGCGAAATGCGCGTAGGTCATTGTTTGCTCAATTCGTGAATGCCCGAGAATCCGTTGAAGCGTGATAATGCTCCCTCCATTAATCATAAAGTGAGTTGCAAAGCTGTGACGCAATGCGTGCGTAGCCTGACCCGGTGGCAGGTCCGGTTTCAACTCCTTCATTAGTCGTCTGAACGCAGGATAGTTAGCGTTAGTGAAAAGATAACCACGCTTTCCTGAAGTGATCATTGTTGCCAGCTCCTCGGATATCGGAACGGTTCGCGGCTTGTTGGTCTTTGTCTTAACAAACGTGACGCGATTTTGAATTATGTTTTCCGCTTTCAGTTTTGCTGCCTCGCTCCACCTCGCTCCGGTACTCAGACAAAGTATCGCAATTTTTTTATTATCCCCGTCCACTTTGGACAGTAGATCAGCGATCTCCTCTTGTGTCAGGTAGCCTGTTTCGGGCTTGTCCTCTTTCAGTCGCTTTAGCCCCCTGAAAGGGTGTTCACCGAAAAATAGCTCTGCATCTATCAAAGAGGTAAACATTCCGCTAAGGCAAGTCAAATCGCGGTTGATGCTCGATGGTTTGATGCCCTGAGAGCGGCGCACTGTACCGTACTGGCTAATCAATGACTTAGTAATCTGAAAGGCGCATGGGTCACTTGTAATCTTGGTGAATAACTCAATTTTGCCTAAATAATCTCGACCATGAGTCTCATGCTTGCCTTTCAACTCCCACCATATTTTTGTTAACTCTGACAGATGCCGCTTATCTGCCGGTTTTGCTAACCAATCTTTATTGTGGTGGTTGTACTGAGTGTGTTTCTCAAAAGCGATAGCCTCGCTTTTTTTATCGAATTTCCTGCGGATGCGCTTTCCGTTGCGCCCAGCAGGTCTGACGTCCACTTCATATCGACCATCATCGAGTTTCTTAATTGTCATAAGAAAACCCTCCGAAGGTACGTTTACTTCTTGTTGTTAACTTATTGTTTTTGCTGGATGAGTATTTTTCAGCCAGTAATAAACACTTTTCAAAAATGTACCTGCGATAAAGCGTTAACCAGTCTTTTGGTCTGAGTGCTGCGAGTCTGTTGTTTCTTGCCCAAAGTGTGCGAGTGCCGGTGCGATCTGCCCGGATTCTGGTGATATTTGTTCAGTTATAAACCACAAGGTGTATTTACTAAAGCGGGGGTTTTGAAGGATTTTCATCGTCACATCTGTCGGTGGAACAGTCCTTCCACTTTCATAGTAAGTCAAGGAGCTGTAAGGAACTCCTGTAATTTCAGCAAATTGCTTCCGATTCAGTCTTTCTGACTCCCTTATGAGCGCCAGCTTTTCACTGATAGCAGTTGACATGTTATCGAGATCCTCTAATAATTAACTACATGCTCTATTATGTTTCGATTAACTCTATGTTCATTACACAACATTAGAGAACATTGAAACCCATTGGTTAGATCTAGATGAAAGGTTATCAGATGATTAAACAAATTGTCAGTACCAGTGATGCTGTGCCATATCCAGAATTCGCCAAACTCATCGGCAAAACGCCTGCAGCAGTGCGTGGAATGATAGAGAAAGGAAAGCTGCCAGTAATTGAAATGACAGATCCTCAATCTGCATCTGGTCGCGCTGGAGAGTATTGGATTTATCTGCCTGCCTGGAACAACGGTATGAAACTTGCCTATGAAAGCCGCCCTAAAGAGATTCGTGAGGGGTGGCTAATGTGGCTCGGATTGGGTGAGCCAAAATGATGACCGAGCCCCGTTGCATTGCACAGTTACTCCGTAATGAAAGCCCACGCCCGGTCAACCCCATCATCACCCACGGCAAAGGTCGCAAAGGCATCATTATCCGCACCCGCAAGCCTGGAATAATCGCCACGGCAAAAAGCTACCTCAAATCAAAAGGATTGGCATTATGACGGTTATGACACTGGCATTAGTTCAAAAACAGCCTCAATCTCTCCGCGTTGTAATCGGTAGGCATCTTGCAGAACCTCGCTGGCATGACTCCTGTGATTTTTACAATCAGATGATGGAACGCGATCGCCTGACAGTCTGTTTTCATGCTCAGCTTAAGCAGCGTCACGCGACCATGCGTTTTGAAGAAATGAACGATGTAGATCGTGAGCGTCTGGTCTGCGCGATTGACGAGCTGCGCGGTGCGTTTTCTAAACGCCGTCAGGTCGGAGCCAGTGAATCGACGTATATAAGTTATCTGACAGTAAGCCAGCGTCGCAGTTTATTCCTTCATGCTGGATTAACTGAGAACGAATTTAACCAGCCCTACTGGCGAGTTAATGAAGATTCTTGTTATTGGCGAGAGCAGTTATTCCGCGCATTACGTGAACTATTCAGCTTGTTTGAGTATGCCCCAACTATTTTGACCTCGGTTAAGCCTGAACAATATTTGCATTAATTAACTAGCAAAAATTTTTACGCGCTTGAATGCGTGGGACATCTTTTTGTCTGGAGCCGGGTAAATGAATAAAGATATATCAGTACCTCGTAGCAATATGAAAGCCCTGTTAGCGCAGGCCACCATTGAGGCTCAGCTAGTCACCGCGACGCGGTTCGCGTCTGCGCTTGATTCTCTTATAGCTCACATTTGCAAGTCTGCAATGAACCGGACGGAGATTATCGAGCTATTGGGGCAAGAATCTGAAAAGCTTCACGATTCTATTTTAAATAAGCAATAAATCAGTAAGGGGCTGTATGAGCATTAATATTGTTATCGATAATAAATTCGTAATTACCAGCGACCAATTCCAGTTTATTTTGCAGGAAAAGAAGGTCGCTAAGTCTGGAAAAAATGCCGGTAAAGAATGGCTCGATACCGTTGGCTTTTATCCATCTATCAGCAAGCTCGTTTCCGGCCTAGTGCTACACAACATTTTAACCGGGGAAGCTCATCAGTTTTCAGACTTAGAAAAGCAGATCGAGCAGTTAGGTCAAAAATGCCTGGAAGCATTCACCGTTAATGTCCGTTGAGACCCGAGGGCGCGTAGCCCCCTCGCCACCACCCCCGCGACAAAAAAGCACCGGTGATTCATTCGTCGGTGCTTACTCCTGGAATAACCTCAAGCAAGAGGCCATAGGCCGCGACAGACCCCTTACACGTGCCGAATTCCGTCAGGTGCAAGGCGTTTTAAACCGGATTGACCGCCTGCCGTTTTTCCTGCAAACGCTGTTTACCTCGCGTTATAACTTCATCCGCCGCACAAAGAGCCCGTTGGGTGGGCTGTATTTCTTAAAAAACACCTTTGAGCGCAAGCTGCTGCCGCGTCTTGAGCGTGTTAATGAGCTATGCGGCATGAATGAGTCCGCCTCGATTGGTTTCCTGTCTGAGCGTGATGAATATGCGCGCCTGCCTGAGATGAATGATAAAGAGCTTAAGAAATTTGCGGCCAGAATTGCCGCTCAGCTCTGGAGTCAGTATGAGGAATTAAGCGACGCATGGGCTGATGCTCACGGTGGCAAAGATATGCTTTTCACCGACGAGGCTCAGGCGCATTTATACGGTCAGGTGGCCGGTATTGCGCGCGCTTTCAATTTCACCCCAATGTACTGGAAAAAATACCGTAAGGGTCAGATGACGATCCGCATGGCTTTTTCCGCAATTTCCCGACTGATTAAAGACAAGTGGTGGGTTAACCAGCTCAAGGCGCAGCGTATGCGCTGGCGCGAGGCGTTGCTCATTGCCGCCGGTGAGGTCAATAAAGACCGTTCACCCTACGCCAGCAAAATGGCGATCCGCGATGTTCATGCACGCCGCCTGGCTAATCTCGAATACCTTAAATCCTGCGAGCTGGAAAACAAAGTCACCGGCGAACGCATCGACCTCATTAGCAAAGTCATGGGGAGTATTTCAAACCCTGAAATACGTCGTATGGAGCTGATGAACACCATCGCAGGGATAGAACGCTATGCGGCCAGCGTCGGTGACGTGGGGATGTTTATCACGCTGACCACTCCATCGAAATATCATCCGACCCGACAGGTCGGTAAAGGTGAAAGTAAAACGGTGCAGCTCAATCACGGCTGGAACGAAACCGCATTCACACCTAAAGACGGCCAGCGGTATCTGTGCCGAATCTGGAGCCTTATGCGTACCGCTTTCAAAGATAACGATTTAGAGGTTTACGGGATGCGGGTTGTAGAGCCACACCACGACGGCACACCTCACTGGCACATGATGCTGTTTTGCAAACCCGGTCAGCGTAAAGCCATTAACGAAATTATGCGTCGTTATGCCCTTAAAGAGGATGGACACGAAAAGGGCGCAGCAAAACAGCGCTTTGAGTCACGTCATCTTAATCAGGGCGGAGCGGCGGGTTATATAGCTAAATATATCGCCAAAAATATTGACGGCTATGCGCTCGACGGCCAGCTCGACCACGATACCGGCAAGCCTCTAAAAGACACAGCTGCAGCCGTAACCGCATGGGCGTCTACATGGCGCATCCCTCAGTTTAAACCGATTGGTCTGCCGACGATGGGGGCTTACCGCGAACTGCGCAAACTTCCTCGTGGGGTGAGTATCGCCAGTGAGTTTGACGACAGGGTCGAAGCGGCTCGCGCTGCTGCAGATGAAGGTGAGTTTGACCTGTATATCATCGCGCAGGGCGGTGCGAACCAACCGCGTGATGCTCAGGCCGTCAGGGTTGCCCGTAAAGTGACGGATGAGGTCAACGAATACGAGGAAGATATCGAGAGAGTAGTCGGTATTTATGCCCCGCACCTCGGGGCTAGTCGCGTACATGTAACCCGTACCGCCGAGTGGCGCATCGTTCCAAAGGTTTTGGCCGTTGAGCCTTTGACCTTAAAAAGCGGCTCTGCCGCGCCTCGGAGTCCTGTCAATAACTGTGGAAAGCTCACCGGCGGTGACGTTCCGGTTATGACTCCTACACCGTCTGAGCATGCCGCAGCGGTGCTAAATCTCGTTGATGGCGGGGTTATCGCATGGGATGACCCCGAAGTCGTGACGGCGCTCAAAGGCGCATTGAAACACGACGCACCGCGCCAAAATCGCCAGCAAAGAAGCGGCGAGCCATTAAAACCGCACCAGATAGCGCCATCAGGGCGAATGACGAAGGCTGAACGGGCGCAAATTCCGCGCATCCGCTTCGAGCTGGCGCAGCAGGGCATTACGTCGCAGCGCTGGGAGCTTCAGGCGCTGGCGCGTGGCGCAACTGTTACATTTGACGGGCAAAAATTCTCTTATCCGGTCGCTGATGAGTGGCCCGGATTTTCCTAATCTGAAAGGGGAGCGTTGCAAGTCGCATTGATGGGGACGAAGACTGTAAGCATAGTTGGTCTAGTTGGGTTTGTTGTTAGCGGGCTTTTTAAAAGCGGAGCAAAACCTAGCAGTGACAAAAAGGAATAATGGCATTCAAGGTATTGATTTTAAATTAAAGCCAGCACTTATGAGTGCTGGCTTTACATATTGTTTATCGAAATCTTCTTGTGTAGGTATCGACTATATCTGATGCGCGTAATTTACATGAAATTAGTCGTTCCCTTATAAATATCTCGTCGTGCAATTTGTCACTTGTACAAATAGCTGTGATAAAGCTAAGAATAGATGCTTTAAAGTTATCAAGGTCTTTGATTGTCATTATACGAGAGCCATCATTTAAAGTTGCAGCATATTCAGGCATATTAGAGTGATGTATCATCACAGGAGTGAAAGTGGCTGTTTGATCATACATGCTTCTGAACCATGCACCTGAGCCATTTAACTGATTGCAGTCGTGCTTACTTATTCTTTCTGCGGATGCGCCATTTTTGCACTCAATTACTAGGTAATTGTTTTCGCCCATTGCCCATAAGTTGTCTGGTCCTTTTCCTGTATCGTTTTCTGGTCGTTGACTACGGAATCCGATCAAATTTGCCACTTTATCAATAGCATCTTCAAATGGGTTAGATGTACCCTCTGAGAAAATAAGATTCTCTAATACTGAATTAGTATACACAACGACCTGATTTGCTGCTTTAAAGTTACCCCTGAGATAGGTGCTGCATTCTTTGGCTTGTTCTAATGCCGCGCCATTGAGTCTATTATAGGTTACACCAATTAGGGGTTTTAAAACGCGGTAATTGTCACCTGATGCAGACTGTAGTACTACTTGAGCTTCCGACTTGTCGTAGAGGTTTACATATTCTGCTGCATGTTCCTTTAAATAACCTCTGTAAATTTTATCTGCTGTGTTGCTGTCATTTATTAACGTAGACGCTGCTTGCTGCATCATATTTCTTGACGCTAAGTCGTATGCTAATCTTTTGTTTATTATGTGCTGGTCAATCTGGTTTTTTTCTAACGTCAAACCTGCTAATACACCTTTGCTCATGGATGCCCATTCCGGCTTTCGTAATAAGCAATAATCGAGAGCACCTTTAATTGAATCAATTGTAGTATCGGGCAATATTGATACCAACTGCTGAGAGAGTTGAATTTGTGCTTTTGTTGCTGGAGAAAATTTATCCAACGAAGAACCAAGGAAAACGGCACCATTTAATGCCTTTCCTAGTAAAACCACACCGCAGAAGTCGTCACTTGAGCGTACCCCACGGCCCATTCCCTGCTCAATTTTCTGAATGATCTCATCCTTGGTTTTTTCACTTCCTAATAACAGACTTTGCGTGACTTTATCTACGAGTCTGCGAACGTCAGGAAGCCCATCTATTACAAGTAAGCGGCATGCAGTATTGGGTAAATCGATACCGTCATATCTATTAACGAGGACAACTAAACCAACATGTTGCGATCTCAGTTCCTGTACACCGCGGTAAATTGTAGTTTTATCTAATACTCTATCTGCAACATCTTGCCAAAACCCAGCTCTGTAGTCAGAGGGTACAATTACAACAACATTATGTTTGGACGATATCTCCTTACACATAGCTTTGATGTCTACATCGGATAAACTAGGGTTAATAACTTGAGGCATGAGAATCATTCTATCGCCAATGTCGCCAATAGTTTTTGGTGTTATGGGATTTGATAGTGATTCATCTGTTATACCGAAGTGACTAGCAAGGATTGACTCATCGACCAGCGTAGCTGTCATGAATATTTTTCTTCTCGCATTTGATAGGCTCGGTATCATTTGAATAGGTATGCAGTGAGGTGATATTTCAATTTTTGATGCGCTAACGACGCATTTTGATAAAATTATATTTTCCTTTATTAATGGCCATTTGAAGCTTAAATCATCATGATCTTTGTTTTCTAATAATATTTTTGTTATTTCATTTATGCTTTCTTGCCATTTCCAAAATGGAACTCTTACATATGCGTTTCTATCGCCTGATTTTATTTCAAGTGTCTTTGCACTAGCTTGTGTCAGTAACGAGTTTTCAAATATTCTGAAAAGCCTATCGTAGGCGGGATTGTTTCGCTGTATGTTGATAGAGAATTGGTCTTCGATTGATGAAAGACAGGCGTGAGCATCATCTATTATTATGGCGCCTATTGGGATTTTTGGTCCTTCATCTCCAACGCCAAATACAGAACGTCCATTAACCAGCTTAAAAATGTTTGTGACTAAAATCTCTTTGCCTGCAATGAATTTGGGGGATCTCTCGTCCTGGGTTACTGGTATTCCGAGTTGACTAGCTTCCAATATGACTTGTTCAACCAGATAGTTGTCAGGGACCGCATATACAGCTGGCCCTTCCCCTTCATTTATACAGCTTTTTAATATTATTAACCCGACTGATGTTTTACCGCTTCCGGTATTCATCTTTATTACATTGGTTTGATTTTTTCTTGCATCATACCATTTTTCCCAAACTTCAGACTGTACGTCTCGGGGGTATTGAAATTTTGCATCTTTGCTTGGGAGTGCTGTGAATATATCACGGGGTGGGATTGCTGTGTCACTATTTACACCCGAAGAAAGTTTTGTTAAATCAAGGAAAAAACCAGACATTTTTAATCTCCTTATTATGCATTAGCTTAGTTGTTAGCATCGAATGATCTTTATCACAACTTGCATTAGGTTGCATTAGATTGCATTCATAAATGTTACTTGTGTATGAAGTTCGATGATTGATGGGCTGTGGCTTTCCTCAACTGCAATATTGCATCAAAACCGACCCATAAAGCGGGCAGGCGAGGCGGGGAAAGCACTGCGCGCCAGACTACATTTACGTGTTTATTTTCGCAGCCTGAGCACGTCGCTGCACCGCGCCGGTTCGCAGGGGGGGGGGGGTGATGCGGGGGCGTTTGAGGGCGTAGCGGGCTTCTGAGACGGTCAGGGGTGGGGGTAAGAAAAAGCCGCCCGCAGGCGGCGGAAATCAGTCACTTTCGGTATCGAGGGTGTAACTTTTGAACCGGATCACCTCCTGACCGGCCCACGCGTTGACCTCGCGCATCCGGTCTTGTAGCGGGATGAGCTCGTTACGGACAAACACCTTTGCCACCTTCTCGATATCGCCGAGCGAACCGACGTTTTCCGGCTTGCCGCCCATCAGCTGGAACGGGATGCGGTGAGCGTCGAGCAGGTCGGTGGCGCTGACTTTTTTGATATTGAAGAAATCGTCTTTCGTGGCCACCTCACTGAGCGGGACAATTTTTATGCCGTCCGGTTTTCCGTGCGGTGCGTAGAAAAACAGGTTTTTGAAGTTGCCGAGCCCCTTCGAGCTGCGCATCGCATCACGCAGCGCCTCAACATCGGTACGTCGCGGCATTCCTCGACATGCTGGCATTTTCTGAAGGGACGGCGATGCACCCGCTGACCCGAAACAACGGTTACGACGTTATCGTCACGGGTATCGATGGCAAGCCGGAGATTTTTACCGATTATCGCGATCACCCGTTCGCCGGTGGACGCCCGGCGAAGGTCTTCAATCGTCGCGGGGAAAAATCTACGGCATCCGGGCGTTACCAGCAGCTTTACCTGTTCTGGCCGCATTATCAGAAACAGCTCGCTTTGCCGGATTTCAGCCCGGCCTCTCAGGACAGGCTCGCCATTCAGCTTATTCGGGAGCGTGGCGCGCTGGAAGATTTGCAGCAGGGGCGCATCGAGCGCGCGATTTCCCGCTGTCGCAATATCTGGGCTTCATTGCCGGGTGCTGGATACGGTCAGCGTGAGCACAACCTCGACAAGCTGGTCGCAGTGTGGCGCAAGGCCGGAGGGGGAACTGCATGAAGATAGTGATTCTCCTGCTGGCGCTGGCCTGTGCGGGTCTGCTATGGATGCGACACGATAACAGCAATTTGCGCGCCTCATTTGAACGTGCGAACCGGGTCGCCGGTACGCAGAAAACCACGATCACCATGCTGAAAAATCAGCTCAAGGTTGCCGCAGAGCAGTCGCAACGTAAAGAGCTGGCGCAGGTCGCCATGAGGGACAAACTCACCGCCGCTAACCTGCTGGCCTTCAGGCGTGAACAAACTATCACGAGGTTACTCAATGAAAATGACGCGTTTCGCCGCTGGTATCGCGCTGATTTACCTGATGCTGTGCGCCGGTTGCACCAGCGTGCCGCCTGTACCAACGCCGCCGCCGGTGATTGTTTACAACGCCTGCCCGAAGGTCAGTCCCTGCCCGATGCCAGGCAGCGACCCGCTGACTAATGGCGACCTGAGTGCGGATATACGCCAGCTCGAAAACGCCCTGAAAAGCTGCGCAATCCAGGTCGATACGGTTAAACAATGCCAGGATGAAATCGATGTTAAAGCCCAACAGTCTGCGAAAAGCCTTAACTGATGCGGTGCCGGTACTGCGTACCAACCCCGATATGCTTCACCTTCGCCTGGACGATGGCAACAATACGGCGACGCTGGCGCGCTCCCTGTCGTTTGAAAAGCGGTACACGCTTAACATCGTGGTCACGGATTTTACCGACGATATTGACCTGCTGTTTGTGCCGATTATGGCCTGGTTGCGCGTCAATCAGCCGGACATCATGACAACCGACGAGGGGCGAAAAAAAGGATTTGCCTGGTTCGCTGACATTAATAACGACAGCAGCCTCGATGTCAGCATCAGCCTGTTGCTGACCGAGCGCACGCTGGTCAACGAGGTCGACGGCGCAATGTACGTTGAGAACATCCCGGAGCCGCCACCGCCGGAGCCGGTGACGAGCCCTGTCGAAATGTGGAGTAATGGCGAACTGGTGAGTAAATGGGATGAATGACTTCAAACCCTTTGAGGACAAGCTCGCCGGATTGATAGCGGCCCTTTCCCCCGCCGGGCGTCGTCGGATGACAGCCGATATTGCGAAGAAACTGCGCCAGCGGCAACAACAGCGCATTAAATCGCAAAAAGCGCCGGACGGTTCGCCATTTGCCCCGCGTAAGCGCACGCCCGTCAGGGCAAAGCAAGGCCGGATTAAGCGCGAGATGTTTGCGAAGCTGCGCACCAATCGCTATATGAAAGCGAGCGGTAACGACAGCGCGGCGGTGGTGGAATTTACCGGAAAAGTACAGCGCATCGCCCGCGTGCATCAGCTCGGGCTCAAGGATAAGCCATCCCCCAAAAGCGCCGCCGTCGAGTACCCACAGCGCCAGCTCCTGGGCTTTACCGACGATGACCGGCAGCTTGTGGAAAGCGTCATTATCGACTACCTCGCTGATTGAGCTGATACAGTTTTTACTGGCAACACTCAATCAAATCTGGCAGTCTGTTGTGAGCGATGAGCAGACGTTACAGCATAATAACCAATATGGTTGTGCTACCATAAATATTAATATTTAATAGTTTATGTTCCACATCAATATACTGTACCTCAGCATCTCACATAGAGGGTGAATATGTCTTCTTCTACATCTCAACTACAGAATGTTATAACGTCAATAACAGTGAATATGCCAAGTTACTCTCCCGTCATATTGCAAGATCATGAAGCAGTTTCGGATTCTGGACCTGGGGGACATACAATTAGCAGACATGTAGGCAAAGATATCACCTACCTATTAGGTCGATTCCCTAAGCTACGTGTGGCTTCAACATTTACAAACTTATCAGTAGCAGAACTATCAGCTACTGAGTGGTTCAAGACATTTCTTCAGGATTTTACTGGGTGGTATAATGATACCAATCGCTCAGAGGTTAAATTTTCAAGAGAAGTAGCTATTACACAAGATGTAGGTACTTACGTTAAACGTGATGATCCAAATAATATCTTAAATGCAAAAAAGATTAATTTGGTTATGAAAGTTGAACAGTTTAACGGAATGCCTCATTTCATCCTCACTGCATTTCCTATTGAAGGGTGATATATGTCAGGGGAATATACTAAACTAGATAATTTTATACGGTCCTACTTTAATCAAGATACCGTTTGTGAAATTAATTCTGATGATCTTGGGGAGATAATTGATTTATATCTTTCTGAGGTTAGTCAGAACGGCGTCAAAGAACTTCTAATTGATGTTTCAATGTTTATTGATGATAATAAAAATCAAAGTCTTGATGAGTATTTTGAGACCAAGTTTAGCTCTTATCTTGACATGAGTCCAGTTGAGAATTTTTTCTCACTATTGAATTCAAAATATCGCGAAAAATATCCAGAAATAAAATCTACTGTTGTGAGCTATCTTAAGTGGTCTACTTTATCAAAGAAAACGCAGCATAGACGAAGAGTGCTTAAAAAGTTTCGCTCGAAGGTGCCTTCACATGGTTTTGATTTTTCATCAGAGCCAATGGCAGCCTCGATTGGGCTGATACATGGAAAAGCATTTAAGCGTAATGAAATTAAGCGTGGAGCTAGAAAACCGTATTATGTACTGGTGGCGGACAAGCCAAAATCAGAGGCTGCCAAAAAGGTGCTCTTAGCTAAGAAGCGTCAGTTTCTTTTCAATTCGCTTAAAGAATCCATTGAGGCTACAGATATTATTTTACTAAATGGTAAGATCGAAGAGGTAAAGTAATAATATGAAGAAAACAGCCGAGCTATTGGCTGTTTTTAATTTATAAGGGCAGTTAAAATCAACAAGCAATTAACTATAGCTAGAGAAGATTACGTCCACTTTTGACACTAGGTGGAAAATCCGTTTGACCTAGATGACCACCGCAAACGAGAGGCGGAAACTCACCCTTGTTTATATTACTAGGCAGAACCCTGCAACACCTCAGGATATTAAAGGGGCGGTGAAAGTATCTTTTAAAATATAAAAATAATGCAGTTTGGATTTTTTTTAACAATAAAATTATCAAGTGGGGATTTTTCTGCTATAACGAGACTGAATCGTGCAGGGAACAATTACAGATGCGCCCTAGAGTAATCTCATTGTTCTAATGAGATGATTTTTAATACTAAATGCAAAATTCATTTTGCAAATGTTATGACTTGACGGTACATGTTATAAATTATAGTGATTATTTTAAGGTAAATCTCCTCCAGAGAAGGTGATACACGCATGTTTAAATCATTTATTAATTCATCACACCCCACAGTATAATCGCTGCTGTAACTACAATTATATTTGTATGGATCAATGTTAGTAGTATTTATTCTGATTGAAAAATAAATTTCATTTGAACTGTTCGGGGCGAATGTATATGTGACATTAAAGTATTGAACTGTTTCATCTGGATCGCAAGATGACACGACGTAATCAATTAGCTCATTTACTGGCAAACATATCAAACCTATGTAAGTGGAATCTCTATCAGGCTGGTTGAGGCAGACGTTTTCTTTAAAAGAGATATCTATTTTACGATCTTCTACCATTATATTTAATGGCCCAACACCTGACAAAGTCGAACGTGTGTTATTTCTATGCAAATGGAAGTATTCAATATCACGAATGCTCGAAAAGATTTCACGATGACGATTTACGTTTTCTGTAAAGACATTCTGGGTGGAGGTATCTCTCGATTTTCCCACTTCATTCTGTGAATAATCTTCAGCAGTACGTTTCCATTCACGAAGAAGATCAACAGAGAAGCGCTCTGGATGTACATCAATTTCTCTTGCGTGGATAGAGCAAAGCCAAATGCCGTTGTCAGAAGAACTTCTTTGAGCCTTATTCATTGCCTTATTGTAACGAGGTCCTCCTTCAGAGGCAGCCTCAATATGACATGCCTGCCCAACGCTAACTCGCTTTGCAGGGTCCGTATGCGCTCCAACAGTCACAACTCTGCAATTAGGATTGGAGCAAAGCCATGCTACTCGTTCGGCCAAATTCTGTTTAACCGCTTTGGAGAAATCGTCCCTCATGGTGATCCCTGTTTTAATTTTTATTAATCGTTGGTCAGCAACTTATCATAAATTCAAAGCTGTTTTAAGGGAATACCGACTCAACCCATTTTTAACGCAGTCTAATGCTGTAACGGCTGTTTTGACACAAAGCTGCCAGCCAGCTTAGTTTTGTCTCTGTGCCATGAATGCGTCAAGTCAAATCCGGGTTGATACCGATACCGTTGTGCCAGCCAGGACAAAACGCCCTCAGATTGCCGCCGGTTCACCTCGGCGGCATCCTTTCTCTCATGAATACTCTCGCATCTATCCAGGAACTCGCCAGGGCGATACGCAACATGATCCGCACCGGCATCGTCGTCGAAACTGACCTAGAAGCCGGGCGCTGTCGCGTACAGACAGGCGGCATTTATACCGACTGGCTCCAGTGGCTGACGCACCGGGCGGGGCGCTCGCGCACCTGGTGGGCCCCCTCCATTGGTGAGCAGGTGATGATTCTGGCCGTGGGCGGCGAACTCGATACCGCCTTTGTGCTGCCGGGTATTTATTCCGACGACAACCCCGCGCCGTCGGCCTCGGCGGATGCCTGGCACGTTGATTTTCCCGACGGTGCCGTTATGAGTTATGAGCCGGAAACCGGTGCGCTGACCGTCACCGGCATTAAAACTGCCGATGTGACCGCATCCGATTCGGTTGCCGTCAGCGTGCCGGTGGTGCTGGTAAAAGCATCGACGCGCGTCACCCTCGATACGCCGGAGGTGGTCTGCACCAACAAGCTGACGACCGGCACGCTGGAGGTGAAGCAAGGCGGCAAGATGTCCGGTGATATCGAGCACAGTGGCGGCGCTTTCACTTCCAACGGTGTTCAGGTGGATAAACACGGCCACGGCGGTATCAGGCGCGGCGATGAATGGACGGAGGGCACCCAATGACGGCGCGTTATCTCGGTATGAACCGCTCGACCGGTGAAAGCATTTCAGACGTTGACCATATCAGCCAGAGCATTGGGGATATTCTGCGCACGCCCGTCGGCTCCCGCGTCATGCGTCGTGAATATGGCTCGCTGTTGTCGCAGATGATTGACCAGCCTCAGACACCGGCGCTTGAGCTGCAAATTATGGCCGCGTGCTACATGGCGATCCTGAAGTGGGAGCCGCGCGTCAGGCTGACCAGCATCACCACAGCGCGGCAGTTTAACGGGCAGATGGTCGTCGACGTGACCGGCCAAATCACCGATACCGGTGAGAGCCTTTCCTTAACCATCCCTGTGAGTTGAACCTATGGCAGTTATCGACCTGAGCCAGCTCCCCGCGCCTGATGTGGTGGAAACACTGGATTTTGAAACCATCCTCGCCGAGCGCAAAGCGACGCTGATTTCACTGTACCCGGAAGATGAGCAGGAAGCGGTCGCCAGGACATTAACGCTGGAGTCTGAGCCACTGGTGAAATATCTCGAAGAGAATGCCTATCGTGAGGTGATTTTACGCCAGCGCATTAACGAGGCGGCGAAAGCCGGGATGGTGGCCTATGCCATCAAAAACGACCTCGACCAGCTCGCGGCAAATAATAACGTTGAACGCCTGGTCATCACCCCCGGAGACGAGACCCAAATCCCGCCGGTGGCGGCGGTCATGGAGTCTGACAGCGATTTACGTCAGCGCGTACCGGCGGCATTTGAGGGTATGAGTGTTGCCGGGCCAACCGGTGCCTATGAATTTCACGCCCTGAGTGCCGACGGACGTGTCGCGGATGCTTCGGCTAATAGCCCGGCTCCAGCAGAGGTCACTATCGCGGTACTGTCGCGGGAAGGTGACGGCACGGCGTCGGATGATTTATTGCTGGCCGTCAGTACCGCGCTGAATGATCAGAGTGTACGACCGGTCGCTGACCGCCTGACAGTCGTCTCGGCTGAAATCGTCAATTATGCGATCGACGCGGTGCTGTATGTTTACCCCGGACCAGCGACCGAGCCGATTCTTGCCGCCGCAAAAGCGCAGTTAACTGCCTATATTACGGAGCAGCGCCGCCTTGGTCGTGATATCCGAATGTCGGCGATTTACGCCGCGTTGCATGTGCAGGGGGTTCAGCGCGTCGAGTTGCGCGAACCGCTGGCCGATGTGGTGCTGGATAAAACGCAGGCTGCTTATTGCACCGACGCCCGCGTCATTATCGGAGGATCGGATGAATAATTCGCTAATGGCGCCCGGGTCATCTCTGCTGGAACAGCGAGCCGCCGCAGCATGCGCCTCTATCAGCGATTTACCCGTATCGCTGCGCGATTTATGGAATCCGTGGAAATGCCCGGTGAAATTCCTGCCCTATCTGGCCTGGGCGTTTTCTGTCGACCGCTGGGAAGAAACATGGTCGGAAACAGAGAAACGCCAGGCTGTTAGTGATGCTTTCTGGATCCACCAACGCAAAGGTACCGTTGCCGCCGTTCGGCGTGTGATTGAAACCCTGGGCTACAGCATGACGCTCCAGGAATGGTGGAAGGTGGCCGATCCTGCCGGGACATTCCGCCTTGAGATTGACCTCAACGATATCGGCATTACTGAGACGATGATTAAAGAGTTAGAACGAATTATCGGCGATGCAAAGCCGGTGAGTCGACATATATCACAACTCACACTATCGGCAAGCGTGTACGGCATGGCTCATATAGGCGCGGCAGTGGTCGACGGGGAAATTATAACGGTGTATCCGCCGGGGTATGAGCCGGATGACAGTATTTATTATGACGCAGCCGTTAATTATGACGGGAATTATCATTACTCCGGGAAATAATATGACCAGTATTATCGAAACACCTAAATGGGGCGACGTTCCTCTAATTACCCGCGCAGATAAAGTCGAGGGTGGTCGCGGCGGTGCGGCTAATATTCAGGCGCAGGAACTGGCAAACCGCACTTTGCTTTTAATGCAGACGCTGGAAGGTTATTCCGTTGGCGAAAAACCTTACAACAATGCGGCAGACGCACAGGCTGATGTTGATAAGGGGCTGATTAAGCCTGATGCTATCTTTACGGTGCGTACTGATGATGCCGATTACTGGCTGGATGAATATAAAAATATTAATGGCATCGCCACGCCAACCGGGAAAAAGTTACCCAGCGATAAAATGCTGCAAGAAATTAAAAATAACTTTTTCCAGTCACGTCATGATGGCGATGTGATGCTGGATTTTGTTGATGATGACTGGTTCTCATTTTTTCGCGTGATGGCAAGCGGTGCGTTCGGAGCCATTAACTGCATGGTCGCGCCTGATGGTTTATATGTTAAAGACATGGCGATGTCGCATGAGGATGGCGAGCCAGGGTTGATTTATCGTGACCCGGAAGGATTTAGCGTAAATATTGTCGGGCCAGATGGTATCGGGCAACGTCCGGGAACGCTGAATGGTGGCGGAAAATTTCATACTGAAACCACGGACAGCGCCTGGTTGCGTCTGGAAGATATCGACGGGTTTTATTCTGACGTAGCTGACCAGTCAGGGAAAGCGGCGCCTCATGCGCTGAGTGGTGATGGTGAGTTCACTACGAAAGCCGGTGGTATGGGTTGGCTAAATCTTGAGGATGAGGAAGGTTTTTTCAAAGCGCTGACGGATAGGGATGGCGAGCTAATCGGGGTTAAGGATACCCCTGTTGAAAGCCTTAATCTGACTGCTGCTGATGCGCAAAACAAGGCGTATTCGCAGAATGTTCGCAGTCGCTATAACGCCGCGGTGCAGCGTCTTGTTACCGGTTTGATTCATCTGCTGATTTACAGCCAGAGTCTCGGAACGCAACAGGAGGGGTGGCCCGCTCTGAGTCAAACCCCAGTAGAGGGGTTTGATAACCTGATGCTGGGCGATTCGATCCGACCAGCCAGCAGAACAGACCCGGCGTTTGCGCCTTTGGGGGATGCAGTATTAAAACCGTTGCGTGCTGTCGTTCAGAACGGCACCGGAAACGCGATGATAAGCAATGAACAGGTTGCAGCCCTGCCAGCAGGTTCACCTAATGAGGGCGAGGGAGGGGTAGCTATTGCAAACGGTCTGCGTCGTCTCTGGTTACAGCGAAATTGTCAGGAGCGCGACCCGTCGCGTCGATTTGTCCTGTCCAGCACCGGCGTAAACGGTCGCAGTATTGAGCAGCTTTCCAAAGGTGCGACGCCTGAACTATATCAGCGTCCGCTTCAGGCTGTTCAGCAGGTGAAAGCCCTGGCTGATAAGGAAGGTGTGTCTTATTCCATCGGGGCAATCATCTGGATTCAGGGGGAGTGGAATTACCAGAAAAGGGATGGCTCTAACGACAAAGCGACTTATAAGGCGAATCTCGAAAAACTCTATAACGATATGGTAGCCGATATGGCTGTTGGCATCGCCGGACAGAAAGCGCCGCCAGCTATTTTCATGTACCAGACCGGGGCCGGTTATACCCGTGATGATGCTGATTTATCTATCGGGATGGCGCAGTGGGAATTTTGTCGCGAACATGATAACGCTTACCTTGTCACGCCTGCGTATCCCTTCCCGGATAAAGGAGGGCATCTGGGGCCGAATGGCTATCGCTGGATGGATATGCAATTCGCCAAAGTGATGCACCAGGTATTAAACGAGGGGCAAGGCTGGGAGCCGCTGGGGCCGATTAGAATTATCAATATTGGGCGTGAGATTTACGTGTTTTATCACGTGCCGTCACCGCCGCTGACGTTCAGGCCGTCATACGTGAAAAACGTTGCCACGATGTATGTCGATAAAGGTTTTCGTGTGACCGATAGTGCCGGAACCGTAGCTATCGACGCCGTTGAAATTGTGGCGGATACGATAATTAAAATCACAGCTGGCCGGGATATCACCGGCAATGCAAAGTTGTGGTACGGCGATAAAACTACCCATGAAGGAAACGGCAACGTTTTTGATAGCGACAGATTTAACTCGCTGGACAATTTCATTTTCGAAGCGGGGACGGGCCAGTATGAGGCCGAAAATATACCGGAGCTGGTAGGTAAACCATACCCGTTAAATAACGCATCAGTGCAATTCTGTCTTTCGATTCCTTACGGAGAGTAAATAACATGGTTATGGTCATCAAATCTAACGTGCCGTCTAATATCATTGCAAACCCGGATGGATGGAATCCACCATTTAACACAGATGGTCTTTTATATGCAGGTATTTACGGGCGCGGGAATCTGTCGAAAAACTTTGCAGCAGGTGGCGCGGATGCGGTCGTGTCTGGCTCGCCTGTAGTAAGCAATCATTTTGCCACTTTCGACCTTAATAACTTTATTGATACGGGAGTACCAACGACGAAGGAAACGACGCTGATTGCTGTTGTGAAGAAAGTAAATCCCACACTGCGACAATTTTTTATTTCCTCTTATAATGGTACCGGTGATGCTGGTCGCAGTCTGGTTATTGATAAGGGAACGGCACGGCTGACATTTTACTCACATTATAAAAATACAGAAACTAATGCCAATACAGTGCTGAACTGTTATGCCACGTTAAATATGACAGCCGGAGAGCCTGCGTTTATCTATGGCCGGGACACGGGTAAAAAAATTAATGTCGCGAGCATGACCGACAAGCTGAGCGGGGAGAATATCCCGACGGCTGCGTTTGAAACCATTGTAAACCCTGAACTGAAATACAGGATTGGTCGAGGTATTAGCAGTGAGGTTCCGGGGGCATCGGATATCGGCGCAGCATTGATTTTTGACCGTGCATTATCTGATGCGGAAATAAAGTCAATTTACGATTACTTCCAGGCCTACTACGCCCGCCGTGGCATCAGCATTTAAGAGGTGATTCTATGGCAGGGAAAAAATATATTGCGATTCTGACGCCTGCCGGAGAAGCAAAAATGGCAGCGGCGGCGATATCGGGGGAGCCTGTCGGCTTCTCCCATATGGGGGTGGGAGATGGCGGAGGCACGCCATATCAACCCTATGCGGAGCAAACGGGACTGGTACCGGCGTTAAACCGCGCATCCTCGGTGTGCCGGGCCTCGATTCCCTCGAAGTGGCGACCGCGCTCGCGCCGATTTGCCAGAAGCTGCGCGCCTTTGGTTATATCAGCGCCTGGGATTGCCAGAACATTTCCGAGGCGATGCTCTATCGCGAGAATTTCAGCCAGCGTGAGCTGATGGTTATCTGGCCGGATTTTCTGGCATGGGATACCACGGCGAACGCGACCGAAACCGCCTGGGCGACCGCCCGCGCGCTGGGCCTGCGCGCCAAAATCGACCAGGACACCGGCTGGCATAAAACCCTGTCAAACGTTGGTGTGAATGGCGTCACCGGCATCAGCGCGTCGGTCTTCTGGGATTTGCAGGAATCCGGCACCGATGCAGACCTGCTTAACGAGGCTGGCGTCACCACGCTCATTCGCAAAGACGGTTTCCGCTTCTGGGGCAACCGCTGTTGCTCCGATGACCCCCTGTTCCTGTTTGAGAACTACACCCGCACCGCGCAGGTTATCGCCGACACAATGGCCGCTGGTCACATGTGGGCGGTCGACAAGCCGATCACTGCCACGCTGATTAAAGACATCGTTGCGGGTATCAATGCGAAATTCCGCGAGATGAAAACGGCGGGCTATATCGTCGATGCGACCTGCTGGTTTGATGAATCGGCCAACGACGCGGCGACCCTCAAAGCCGGGAAACTGTATATCGATTACGACTATACGCCGGTTCCCCCTCTCGAAAACCTGACGCTACGCCAGCGCATTACCGATAAATACCTGGCGAATCTGGTGTCATCGGTTAACAGCAATTAAGGAGCCCTGACCAATGGCAATGCCGCGCAAGCTCAAATAGAAATCGACGTCCTCAACATGATTGAGAAGGTGAACGGCGTCGACCGACTCGACCAGCACCGCCGCAATATCGGCCTGTAATTTTTCCCCGGCCAGCATGTCTGGCCGGTTAACCACGAATCCGTAAATAGTGAGAAACTCATGAGCAAAGAAAACATCGTCACCCTGGAAAACCCCATCAAACGCGGCGAGCAGGTCATCGAAAAAATCACCCTGATGAAGCCCAACGCCGGAACCCTGCGCGGCGTTAGCCTGGCCGACGTTGCGCGCTCTGAAGTCGACGCCCTGATTAAAGTGCTGCCGCGTATGACCAGCCCATCACTCACCGAGTCGGATGTCGTCATGATGGATTTACCCGATTTGATGGCGCTGGCAACAAAGGTGATCGGTTTTTTGTCGCCGAATTTGGCGGATTAAATTTTCCGAAAGATATGTCGGTCGATGACCTGATGGCGGATATCGCGGTGATTTTTCACTGGCCGCCATCAGAGTTATATCCCATGAGCCTGACCGAGCTCACCACCTGGCGCGAAAAAGCGCTGCAGCGAAGCGGAAACACGAATGAGTAACGACGTTAAATTGCAGGTATTACTCAAGGCTGTTGACCAGGCGACCCGCCCGTTTAAATCCATCCAGACAGCGAGCAAAACGCTGTCTGGTGACATCCGGGACACTCAAAAATCACTGCGTGAACTGAATGGCCAGGCATCCCGTATTGACGGGTTTCGCAAGGCCAGTGCGCAACTCGCCGTTACCGGTCAGGAGCTGAAGAAAGCGAAGCAGGAAGCCGCCGCGCTGGCGATCCAGTTTAAAAATACGGAACAGCCGACGCGCGCGCAGGCGCAGGCAATGGATGCCGCGCGCAAAAGCGCCGCCGCACTCCAGCTCAAACACAACAGCTTGCGGCAGGCCGTACAACGCCAGCGGCAGGAACTCAGCCAGGCGGGAATTAATACCCGCACCCTGGCGGCAGACGAGCGTAGGTTAAAAACCAGCATCAGCGAAACGACGACGCAGCTCAATCGCCAGCGTGAAGCACTGGCGCGCTTCAGCGCGCAACAGGCAAAGCTAAACGCGGTTAAACAGCGATATCAGGCCGGTAAAGAGATGGCCGGTAAAATGGCCGGTGCGGGTGCTGCCGGGGTTGGTATCGCGACAGCGGGAACAATGGCCGGGGTTAAGCTGATGGTGCCGGGCTATAATTTTTCATTAAAAAATTCTGAGTTGCAGGCAGTACTCGGCGTGGCGAAATATTCCGCAGAAATGACGGCTTTGAAAAAACAGGCCCGACAGCTCGGTGACAATACTGCCGCCTCTGCTGATGATGCCGCAGCAGCACAGGTAATCGTAGCTAAATCTGGCGCTGATAAAGATGGCATTTTGGCTCAAACTCCCGCCATTCTGAATATGTCGTTAGCGAACAAAAAAACAATGGAGGAAAACGCTACTTTACTTATCGGGACAAAATCCGCCTTTGGGCTTGCCGATGATAAGGCGTCACATATCGCTGACGTTATATCTATGGCGATGAATAAAACTCAGGCCACCTTTGAAGGGTTAAGCGATTCACTTACATATGTTGGTCCGGTTGCTAAAGATGCCGGTGTTAGTCTGGAAGAAACTGCCGCGATGCTGGGCGCGTTACACGATGCAAAAATCACCGGGTCAATGGCAGGGACTGGCGGCCGTGCAATATTAAGTCGCTTGCAAGCTCCAACAGGTCAGGCTTATGCGGCGATTAAAGAGCTTGGAGTTAAGACAATGGACAGCAAGGGTAATACGCTTCCGGTCTTTACCATTCTGAAAGAAATGCAGGCCAGCTTTAAGCGCAACAACCTCGGAACCGGTCAAAAGGCCGAATACATGAAAACGATATTCGGTGAGGAGGCAAGTTCAGCTGCCAGCGTATTAATGACAGCGGCGGCCAGTGGAAAACTGGATAACCTGACCAAATTAATTAAAGAATCTGACGGCAAAACAGAGGAGCTGGTCAAGGTTATGCAGGATAACCTCGGCGGTGACTTCAAAGAGTTTCAGTCTGCTTATGAGGCTGTGGGTACTGACCTCTACGACCAGCAAGATAGCTCGTTGCGTCAGCTCACTCAGACAGCAACGCGGTACGTGTTAAAGCTCGATGACTGGATCAAAAACAACAAGGAGTTAGCGGAAACTATTGGCATCATTGCCGGTGGCGCACTGGCTCTGATTGGCATTATCGGCGGCATTGGTCTCGTAGCGTGGCCGGTTGTCATGGGGATTAACGCCATTATTGCTGCCGCTGGCGTGATGGGTACCGTCTTTACTGTCGCTGGTAGTGCCATTGCGACCGCGCTCGGTGTGATCACATGGCCGATTGTGGCCGTCGGTGCGGCTATTGTGGCCGGGGCGCTGCTTATCCGTAAATATTGGGAACCTATCAGCGCATTTTTCTCGGGGGTGATTGAAGGCATCATCAGCGCCTTTGCACCGGTCGGGGAAATGTTCGCTCCACTGCCCCCCATTTTTGACGGCCTCGGCGAGAAATTGCACAAAGTCTGGCAGTGGTTTAAAGACCTGATTGCGCCAGTCAAGGCCACGCAGGAGACGCTCGATAGCTGCAAAAATGTTGGTATCGTTTTCGGTCAGGCTCTGGCCGATGCACTGATGTTGCCTCTGAATATTTTCAATAAGCTGCGCGGTGGCCTCGATGTCATTCTCGAAAAGCTCGGCCTTGTGAAAAAGGAGTCGAGCAGCATTGATGCAGAAACATCAAAAGTGCAGTCGGTTGGTCAGGGCGGTGGCTATATCCCGGCGACAAGCTTACTTGGCGGGTATCAGGCTTATCAGCCTGTTACTGCTCCCGTCGGTCGTACCTACATTGACCAGAGCAGCCCAACCTATCAAATCAACATGCCGGGTGGCGCACCGGGCGGTCAACTCGGAAATCAGTTGCAGGACGCGTTAGAAAAATATGAACGCGACAAGCGAGCCAAAGCCCGCGCCAGCATGATGCACGATTAAGGAGGCGGATTATGATGCTTGCTCTTGGAATGTTTGTTTTTATGCGTCAGACGCTGCCCCACCAGACGCTACAACGCGATGCCGAATATCGATGGCCGTCAAATTCACGCGTCGGGAAACGGGATTCGTTTCAGTTTTTAGGGCCGGGTGAGGAAAAAATCACCCTGGCCGGGACGCTTTACCCGGAGTTGACCGGTGGTAAGTTGACGATGACGGCTATTCGTCTGATGGCTGACCAGGGGCGCGCCTGGCCGTTACTGGATGGTACCGGCATAATTTACGGTATGTACGTCATCAATAATATTAGCGAGACAGGGAGCATGTTTTTTGCTGACGGAACGGCGCGCAAAATTGATTTTACGCTGACGCTCACCCGCGTGGATGAATCGCTGGCGGCGCTGTATGGCGATATCGGCGAACAGGCAAAATCACTGATTGGCAAGGCGGGAAATATGGCCTCGTCAGTGGCTGGCATGGTGGGGATTAGCTGATGCTGGATATGCTGAATCTGAATGCGGGTGGCGTACTGACGCCCGATTTTATGCTGATGCTCGACAGCAAAGATATTACCGGCAATATCAGTAACCGGTTGATGAGCCTTACCATGACAGACAATCGCGGATTCGAAGCCGACCAGCTCGACATCGAGCTTGATGATGCTGACGGACTGGTCGAACTGCCGTTACGCGGTGCCGTACTGACGCTTTATCTCGGGTGGAAAGGCTTTGCGTTGATTGGTAAGGGAAGTTTTACCGTCGATGAGGTTGAACATCATGGCGCGCCGGACACGGTGACAATCCGCGCCCGTAGCGCCGATTTTCGGGGAACGCTTAACTCACGTCGGGAAGAGTCCTGGCATGACAAGACGCTCGGCGAGATCGTGGCAGCGATAGCGACACGTAACAAACTGACGTCAAGCGTTATACCGGAGCTGGCCGGAATAAAAATTCCACATATCGACCAGTCACAGGAATCGGATGCCAAATTTTTGACACGCCTCGCCGAGCGAAACGGCGGTGAGGTTTCGGTAAAAGCGGGAAAGTTACTTTTCCTCAAAGCCGGTCGTGGGGTTACAGCCAGCGGAAAAGCTATTCCGCTGGTCACGATCACCCGCAGCGATGGCGACCGCCATCAGTTTTCCATTGCTGACCGTGGGGCATATACCGGCGTTACGGCAAAGTGGTTGCACACCAAAGACCCGAAGCCACAAAAACAAAAGGTTGCGTTAAAACGCAAACCCAAAGAGCAGCATTTACGCGCGCTACAGCACCCCAAGGCCAAACCGGTAACGAAGAAAAAAACGGTGAAGACGCCAGAGGCCAGGGAAGGTGAGTATATGGTCGGTGAGGATGACAACGTGTTTGCCCTGACGACGATTTTTTCAACCAAAGCGCAGGCCATGCGAGCCGCCCAGGCCAAATGGGACAAACTGCAACGTGGAGTGGCTGAGTTTTCTATCAGGCTGGCTTTTGGCCGTGCTGATTTGTTTCCAGAAACGCCGGTAGTGGTTAAAGGCTTTAAGCGCGTTATAGACGAGCAGACGTGGATAATCAGCCGGGTGGTGCATAACCTTACCGGGAATGGATTCACGACGGGCTTAGAGCTTGAGGTTAAGCTTTCGGATGTGGAGTATGAAAGCCAGGATTAACTCACTGATTATCATTTAAATATTTGTTATATAAGTATATTTTTAGTAATATTGGTGTATTGGAAATTATCTGAGGTGTTCGCTATGTTCCACTGTCCAAAATGCCACTATGCAGCTCATGCTCGTACTAGCCGCTATTTTTCTGACACGACTAAAGAGCGCTATCATCAGTGTACGAACATCAATTGCAGTTGTACGTTTGTCACCACTGAGACGGTCGAACGTTTTATCGTGTCACCAGGTGAAGTCGTGCCAGCGCCACCGCACCCGACAACGTCAGGCCAACAGCAAATTCATTGGATGTGACCAACAAGAAAGCCCCGCGAAGCGGGGCTTTTTGTATCGATGTGGTCAATGTGTGGACATTGAAAGAAATAATTCCATTTATTTCATTAGGTTAAAACAAAAAAATAAGCCCGCGTAAGGGAGATTACGCAGGCTAAGGAGGTGGTTCCTGGTACAACTAGCATTTATGGGTTATGTTTTTCAGCGAAATGGATGATACCTGTTTCGATCGAAACGGTATGTGATCCGATTCTAATATCCTTACATCATGAAAAAATAACGCAAATTAA